ACTCCATTAATAAGAAATTTGCAGAAGTATGCGTACTTATGAATGTAAACAAAATTCATTGGAACTACCGACCAGAGTTTAATCTAAAAGAAGATAGAGATTTTGCGTTACAAACAATACAAAAAGGAAATGGAATCCTGCGCTTTAATCACTATTGGTTTAGCTGTCCAGATATTGGAACAAATAAAGGTGGTTTACAAGATGAATACAAAGCAAAGAAAGACGAAGCATCAGCAATTAAAATGGCAACTGAATGGCATCCATTTGTAACCATGCAAAAAAAAGGAACGCGAATAGATATGAAAACAGATATTAAAGCATTAGCAACGCATTATAAAAGACAAGTAAAATGAAACACATTGATTTAGTTCCAATAACACACAGCAAAAAGGTTGGCGATACTTGCGAATATTACGAACCTAACATAATCGAAGACTGTATGTTTTATGCGGACGGCGAGCCTATTGGCTTTTATTTAACGAAGATGCCAGACAAGATGTGCAAACTTGCTGACTTGTGCGATGCTGAATTTAGAAGCAAACGAGTTCCAAAATCTATTATGGATAGATTAAATGCAGTAAAAGGAATGTTAAAAACAGAATGGCAAGGAAGTGGTAATGTTGCAGAAGTTTCTCAAATGTCTGTTATTCTTGGTTCAATTCCACCAAAACCAATGGTAAGAAGACCATATGCTTCAAGGTCAAGTGTTCATTCTGTAAAATCAGCACAAACATTTATTAAAGCAATGATTATGTTAGCAAAAGAAAGCGAACAATTAATAAAAGAAATTTTACCACAACAATATGAACAACAAGTAAAATTATTTGAAGATGTCAAACCTAAATGGAGGTTCGGAAATTTATTTACATCGTCTATTTCAAACTATAATATTAGTGCACCATTTCATCGAGATAATGGTAATATAGTTGGAGCAGTTAATGTAATTATCTGCAAGAAACATAATTCAAAAGGTGGCGACTTGCACATACCAGATTACAATGCGACAATAGGACAACAAGACAATTCTATATTAGTTTATCCTGCTTGGAAAAATGTTCACGGAGTTACACCAATTATTCCTACACACGAAGGTGGTTATAGAAATTCATTAGTATTTTATCCACTTAAAGCATTTGTAGGATTAGATTAACAACGAAATAACAGCGATGCCAAATAAACAAAATATAGAACCATTCAAATTCAAGAAAGGACAAAGTGGTAATCCAAATGGTAGACCACGCAAGTATGTTTCATTGTTGAAAGAACAAGGTTATAAATTGTCTGAAATCAATGATACGATTCAAGCAATGATGGCAATGGAAATCGATGAATTAAAATCTGTTTGGGAAAATCCACACGCAACTATTCTTGAAAAAACAATTGCGAATGCAATGCGCAAATCTTTAGAAAAAGGTTCGTTGTATTCAATTGAAACATTGTTGTCACGTGTGTATGGTAATCCAAAACAAATGACCGAATTAACTGGTGCGAATAGCGAACCATTACAAATTATAATAAACGATAAATTATGACGAACGAATTTATGTTTCTCAAATCACAAGTAAAAGCATTTCACCCAAATTGGAGTGATGAACAAATAAACGAAGAAGTACAACGAATTCTCAATTCAAACGATGAAGATTGTTTGTATTGTGGTTCTTAAAAAAAAACAACTATGTCATTACGTGTATCTATTCCTGCCGACTATTCAAGCATAACACTTAAACATTTTCGCGATTTCAAATTAGCGAAAAACGAAATCGAACAAGTGTGTGCATGTTGTTCTATAACAAAAGAAAAAGCAAAAGAAATACCCATCAAAGATTTACCAGTTCTAATAAATTCATTCAACGAATCGTTGTTGTGTGAATCTGCAAAGTTCTTTCAAACCATTGCAATCAAAGACAAAGATTTTGGTTTCATTCCAAATCTTTATGAAATAACGGCTGGTGAATATGCTGACATCAGCGAATGGTGCAAAGACGTTAATACAAACATCGTGAAGATAATGGGTGTGTTGTATAGACCAATCGATAAACGCGTTGGTGATAAGTACACAATCGAAAAATACACAACAGAGAATCGTGCAATGAATGAACATTACGTTGAGCAAATGACGTTGGAACAATTCAACGGTGCGTTGCTTTTTTTTTCGACTTTGCTAAAAGAACTAAACAACAATTCCCAAGAGTATTTGGAGAAGACATTGAACGAACTGAAGGAGAAGATGAACGATTTGACGATGGATTAAAACACGTTTTAGGTCGCTATGGTTGGTATCATTTGTTTATGGAATGTTGTAATAGAGATTTAACAAAGTTAGATTTAATTAGCGAAAAAAAAGCGTGGGAACTATTTACTTATATGAACTATATGCTCGACTATAACTATGTCACAAATACAATCATTAAACGAACTTATCAATAAGTTTCAGACGTGGTCTGATGCGCATTATCTAATAAAAGAATTTCGCTTTGGTCACATCGATACATTCGACATCGAGAAGTGGAATGAATTTCCAATCTTTCAAGTAATACCACCAACGGTGCGTTACGCAACTGGTTCGAAAACATTTTCTTTTCAAATCATTATTGCAGATATTCCACGCGACAAAGAAACGAAAACAGAATACCAACGCGAAGTGTTAAGTGACTTGCAACAAATCGTGGAAGATTTCATTGCAAATGTTATGACGAATCGACAAGTGTTTGGTGAATTGATAAGCGTTCAAAACGTGAGCATTGAAGCATTCATCGAAGAATTCGCAAACGTGTTAACTGGTTGGACAATTTCATTTGATATGGTTGTTCCTTATTATTGGTCATCGTGTGATACACCTTCTTCGATATGAGTAAAGATTTTTACATAAAAGCAATTGCAGGTGGTGGTGATATGCTCAAATCTGTTTATGATACAGATGTTGATGGTGTTGTTGATAGCGCAGAAAGAATACAAATTGTTGTTCGAAATTCAACTGGTTCAACACTAACAAAAGGACAAATTGTTTACTTGAGTGGCGCAACTGGTAATAGACCAAACGCAGTTCTTGCACAAGCAAATAGTGAAGCAACATCGAGCAAAACAATTGGAATGGTGATTGCAAACATCACGAATAATAGTGATGGACAAATTGCAGTTAATGGTACATTACACGATATCGATACAAGTGCATTCACGGCAGGTGATACGTTATGGTTATCAGCAACAACGGCAGGTGGAGTTGTAGCAAACACACCACCAGCAGAACCAAATCATAGTGTGTTCATTGGTTACGTTGCACGTTCACACCCAACGCAAGGTCGCGTTGTTTTAGCCATTCAAAATGGTTATGAATTAGATGAATTGCACGGTGTTCAAATTACAAGTGTTGCGAATAATGATTTGTTGCAGTATGATAGTACAAGTGGTTTGTGGAAGAATGAGAGTTTGAGTAACGCAGGAATACAACCAACATTGGTTAGTGGTACAAACATTAAAACGATTAATAGCACGTCATTGCTGGGTAGTGGTAACGTTGCAGTTGAACCAACAATTACAAGTGGTACAACATTGCAATACTTTCGTGGTGATAAAACTTTTGTGACATTACCAATTCAAAACTTTCAAACAACAACTGATGGTACTGCGGTAACTGGAACAACAACAAGTACAAAAACAACTTCAGTATTAATTCCTGCAAATACAATTGCAGTTGGTGATGTTTTATATTTGAAAATTCGTGCGCGTAAAACTGGAACGGCAGGTACACAAATCATTCGTGCATACTTCAATACTTCAGATGCAATAGGTGGTTCTATTGTTGCTACATCAGCAACAAATGCTGCAACAACTTTGTTTGCTCAGATTGGAAGAACATTAGCAGTTAAGAGTGCAACAAATACTGAATCATATCCATCAACGGCAGGTGCGAACCTTGACGATGGTGCAAGTGGTACGGCAGTAACTGCATCTAATATTGATTGGACGGTTGCGCAATATCTTGTTGTTGCAGTTCAAAATAGTTCAACTGCTGATACATCACGAAGTTCTTTAGTTCATTTACAAATTAACAAAGCATAATGGAACGAATCCTAAAAAATGGAAATTTAATAACTTATAGGAATTGTGAATACACATTAAATGGTTATGAAATTGTTGATGACATTTGTTTGCATTTGTTTTTAGGTGAAGGTGTTTATGCAATTACAATTCCTTGCATCGTCAATGATGTTGATATTAATACAATAGAAGAATTAATAAAGCAATTATGAACAAAGAAAAAATGCCTAACTTTTTTTCTGTTGTAGATAAAATGGCGAAACGTTTTATTGAGTTGATGCAAAGTGATTATAGAACTAAACGCAGAACAACAACTGGTGCAGGAAGGACATTAACAACGAATCGCGTGAATACTGGATTGCTCAATAAATCAATTGCATATCGTTTACAAATAAAAAGTAATTCAATAGGTATTTCAATTTTTGCAAAAGGAAGTGCAACACAATACTTTGGTGTTATGGAAGAAGGAAGACACGCAGGAAGAACTGCACCACCAGTTAGTGTAATTCGTAGATGGATCGATGAACGCAGAATCAAGTTGCGAAATAAAGATGGACAAATTGTTAAGCAAACAGAAGAACTAAAAAATCAAGTTGCATTCTTGATAGCGCGAAGCATTGGTTCAAAAGGAATCAAAGGTTGGAACGCATTTCAATACGCATTAGATAATACGTGGGAAGAATATCAAGATGAATTATTTGATGCATATGGAAAGGATTTCGACGCAGAATTAAACACAGAATTTAAATAAAAAATTATGGCTATTACAATAGAAGAACAACCCGAATTATTTACACCAGTTGGTCAGCGACTGATATACATAGCGAGTTCAACCAATAGTGGTAACGATGGATTTCGGTACGTGTTTGAATTCGCTGATTTCACAATAAACGTACAACCAAACGCAAATGGTTATGGAGTTTTAGATGTTGCACCAATCTTTCGTGAAAAATTATTACACAATACATTATCGAATTTTTACAACATAACAGATGAAACGTCAAGTGTGATTGAAGATAGACCAACTATAAAAGAAGGTTGGTTAATTAATGGTGTGTTCACGGTTACTTCAGTTGGTCAAGCATTACCAACGCGATGTTATTTCTTTCTTGCTGAATATCAAGTTAGCGATGGTTATAGACCAGATACAAATACACGTTATGCATTGAATACAACTGATAAGTATTTGTTAAGTGAACGATTAAACACAACCCACGTGTGGAGTGATTACACAAGTGTTGGTGGCTTAACAACAAACGAAGTATACATACCTGCAAGATTAAATGATTATGGTGTTATGTATGCAATTGGTGAAATCACAACGCAATTACCAGACACGGAAGGAGTTGCAATAGCAGTAAATATTTTCAATCAATCCAACACATTGATAGATACTATTTATTATCCAATGAGTGCAGATCCATTAGCATTAAATGTGTTTGGTACTTATCCTGCAAATTTGTTAGCAGATGGTGCAACAATGACAAATTGGAAATGGTATGATGTGTATGCACGTAACGCAGGTGGTTCGAGAGTTTCAAGACGTTATGTGTTTTATCGTGTTGAAGATGATTGTACATTTGATAATGTGCGATTGATGTGGACTAACACTTGTGGTGGTGTTGACTATTTTAACTTTACGAAGAAATCAGAGTTATCATATAATTACGAACGAAAGCAATATCAAAAAGTAATTGGTGATTACAATTCAAATACATTTTCATTCAACACATACGATAGGGGTGTAACAGATAGATACGTTGGTACAACTAAAGGTCTCGTAATAAATAGTGATTGGTTAAGTGTTGGTGAATTTCAATTCTTGAATACATTGATGCGTTCTAATGACGTGTACATAGTAACAGATGGTGGTGGTCAAATACCAGTTCTTGTGGAAGCAAGTAACTACGTGGTTAAAGATGAACGTTATTCTAAATTATACAACTTAACAATCAATCTTAAATATAGTCAAGCAGTAGGTCTATGATAAATGAAGTAATACTATCAGTTAACAATGGTGATGGAACGTACGCAGTTCTTGACTTGTATGAGAATGAAAAACTACATCTGAATTTTAAATTCACAGACATCACCGACTTCAGCGCAGTAGGTAATTACTCGCGTGAATTTCGCATACCTGCGAGTAAGACAAATGTTGATTTCTTTGGTGCTATTTACAACGTGAATTTCGATGGTTGGTTTGACTATCGAATCAAGACAGAAGCAACGTTAACAAGTAATACAATTCCTATTGCAACTGGTCATATACAAGTTAAACGTGTGTATTGGTCGCAAGGTAAGTTGTTTGAATTTGAAGTTGTGTTCTTTGGTGAAGTACCAAATTTATCACGTGCGTTGAATGAAAAGATGTTGCGTGATATTAGCACAATTGCGAATGGTGATTTAGATTATGAGTTGTTGTATGATAACGTTGCGAACGATCCAAACGAACACACGATTTTGACGTTGTGCGATAAGTTTAATTTGACTGCAACGAATCTTGAAGGACAACCAATTTATTACAATGAAAACGATGCGCAGTATGGTGGCGCACCTTTGTACGTAGGGCATTTAACACCATCAGTAAAAGCACAATATTTATTTGACCAAATTCTTGCCGATGCAGGAATAGCTTATACAAGTTCTAATTTATCAACGATATTAAATAATGTATATGTACCATTTGTTAATTCTCAATATTTAAATCAAAATAATTCAACTGGTGCAATTGCATCGAATTTAGCATTAGCAAGTAACATAAACAATATCACATTAACAACAACATTAAGTGAATATTCTTTATACACACAATTAACGGAATACGAAGATGCATCGAATAGTTGGAGTAGTGGAATATTTACTGCACCTTCAACTGGTACATATACATTTCGATTTTGGTTACACGGAAGCGCAACGAGAAACAATACAAATACTGATTTAAGTAATACAACATTAACCGTATTATTTTTAATAAATGATAGTTTGCTTGTTAACTTAAATCAATTAGCAATAATACCACAACAAGGAACTGCAACTGCTACAAATGTTGCGTGTGATGTACTTAAAACATTTCCAATGAATGCAGGTGATACAATGAAAATTGTATTTGGTTATCAAGGTGAAGCAATTGGTAATGGTGCAGAACCTTCACTTGATTTAGATTTAACTGGTAATGGTAGCAATGATTATACTGGTACTGGAATTGAATTACAAACCGTAACATCACAATTATATGGTAACGTGAATGTGTTTATGAAATTCAATGCGCCCGAAATGAAGCAAATTGATTTCATCAAAAGCATTCAACAAATGTTTAACTTAGTTTTCGTTCCAGATAAAACATTAGCGAATACACTACGCATAGAACCAATGAATGAATATATTGCGAGTGGTAACACGTTAGATTGGACACATAAATTAGACGTTAAAAAAGACATCGTTTATTCACCAACAACCGACTTGCAAAAAAAGAAATTTACATTCACGTATAGTGCTGATGGTGATTTGTGCAATAAAGTGTATCAAGACAATGGTCGCGTGTATGGTCGCTACGAAGTAACTGAAAACGATTTCGATGTTATCAATGATTTCGCAACTGGTGAAGAAAAAATTGAACTTGCATTTGCATCTACACCTTCAAATGGAATTGATGGTAGTGATGTTGTTGTTCCAAAATTTTTGAATGAAAATGGT